TAAATAACGTATAAATATTAGTATTATGGCAAACTATGATGCTTCATCTACAAACAAAAGTAAAAGATCAACTAAAATTTTTAGTGATTTAGATTTAGATTTTAGTAGAAATCCTGTTACACACGATATATCAAAAATTGAAGATGTAGATGCTGTAAAACGAAGTGTTAAGAATTTAATTCAAACTAATTTTTACGAAAGACCATTTAGACCAGAATTGGGCAGTGGTGTTCGACAAATGTTATTTGAACCGTTTATGCCGTTGACTAAAACTTTTCTTAAAAGAAAAATAGAAGAAGTTTTAGCAAACTATGAACCAAGAGCAAAAGTTGAACAAGTTGCTATAGATGATGAGCCAGATAAAAACAGAATTAAGGCTACAATTTATTTTTATGTAATTAACAGTGATGAACCAGTTGTAGTGTCAACATTTTTAGAAAGATTAAGATAATATGGCAAGTAATAAATTAAAAATTTCAGATTTAGATTTTGAACAAATCAAAAGTAATTTAAAAAAGTTTCTACAATCACAATCCGAATTTCAGGATTATAATTTTGAAGGTTCTGGATTTGCTATTCTTTTAGATTTACTTGCTTATAATACTCATTACTTATCATTTAATGCTAATATGTTAGCAAATGAAATGTATTTGGACAGTGCTGATATTAGAAAAAATATTGTGTCACTTGCTAAGATGTTAGGTTATACACCAACATCAGCAAAATCGCCAGTTGCTTCTATTAATATAAAAATTAATAATGCTACAGGAACATCAATCACAATGGCAAAAGGTACGGTGTTTACAACTACAGTTGATGGAACATCATATCAGTTTGTTACAAACTCTACACATACTGTTACACCAACAGATAACATCTATCAGTTTTCAAGTATTCCTGTTTACGAAGGTACACTAACAACTTTTCGTTACACAAAAAACACATCTGATCCTGACCAAAGATTTATTATACCTAATAATCGTGTTGACACATCTACTTTAAAAGTTTCAGTTCAAACTTCTTCATCAGATTTAACAACATCAACATATACAAGAGCTCAAGGATTAACAGAATTAACAAATACATCAAAAGTTTATTTTTTACAAGAAGGTGAAAATGGTAAATTTGAAATAACTTTTGGAGATGGTATTTTAGGTCAATCGTTATCAGATGGTAACATTGTTATTTTAGAATATGTTGTTACAAACAAAACTGAAGCTAATGGCGCTTCTACTTTTACATTATCTGGAACAATAGGTGGATTTTCAAACGTTACAATTACCACAGTTTCAAGTGCTCAAGGTGGTGCTGAACCTCAAACAAAAGAATCAATACGATACAACGCACCATTACAATATGCTAGACAAGATAGAGCAGTTACAACAACAGATTATGAAACACTTGTACAAGAGTTATATCCAAATGCTCAATCCGTTTCAGCGTGGGGCGGTGAAGATGATGAAACTCCAGTTTATGGTGTTGTTAAAATTGCTATCAAGGCAGCCTCAGGTTCTACATTAACAGATACAACTAAACAATCTATTATAACTCAATTAAAAAAATATAATGTTGCTTCAGTAAGACCAGAAATTATTGATCCTGAAACAACAACTATTTTACTTACAACAACTGTCAAGTATGATGAAAACTCTACTTCAAAAAATGCTTCTACATTAAAGTCAGATATTATTACTGCTTTAAATAATTACAATACAGAAAATTTAGAAAGATTTGATAAAGTTTTTAGATATTCAAAAATAGTAGAATTAATAGATGATGTGGATACTTCTATTTTATCTAACATCACAACTTTAAAAATTAGAAAAACTTTAACACCCCAAATTAATACTTCAGCAAGATATAACATTTATTTTAGAAATGCGATTTACAATCCACATTCTGAACACAAGTCTGCTCAAGGTGGTGTAGTAACAACATCTGGATTTAGAATATTAGGTGATTCAAATAATAGAGTTTATTACCTTGATGATGACGGCATAGGAAATATTAGAAGATATTATTTAACAGGTTCTACTAGAAACTATGTTAACAATACACAAGGTACAATAAATTATGCCACTGGTCAAATTACAGTTTCATCTTTAAATATTTCAAGTGTGGAAAATATTAGAGGCGCTGCTTCTTCAGTAATTGAAATTACAACAGAACCAAAATCAAATGATATTGTTCCTGTAAGAGATCAAATTATTTCTTTAGATACATCTAACTCTAACATTACAGTTGAAGCTGATACCTTTGTCGGTGGTTCTGCTGATGCTGGAGTAGGCTATACAACAACATCTAGTTATAATTAAAAATTATGGCAAGTTTCAAGGATAAAATATCCAATCTAATAAGCAGTCAGGCACCTGACTTTGTTTTAGAGCAACATCCTAAATTTTTAGAATTTGTTAAGACATATTTTTCTTTTATGGAATCTGCCGAGTTAATTGTAACTTCGGTACAAACAACAGACGGCATTCAACTAGAAACTGAAACAAATCAAAACAATGAATTAGTATTAGATGGTTCACGTATTGATTCTGATAGAACACAATTAGATGCTGGTGATAAAATACTTTTGGAAAGTTCTGCTTTTGGTAAATTTACTAGAGGTGAAACAATCACTGGACAAACTTCAAAAGCAACCGCAACTGTTCTTGCTGAAAATTTAAGTAATGGAAAACTTTATATATCAGCACAAGATAAGTTTGTTATTGGTGAAACAGTTTTAGGTGCTTCTTCAAATGCCAGTGCTATTGTAAATAATTATAGACCTAATCCTGTTGTAAGCATACAAGACTTATTAAACTTTAGAGATCCTGATAAAGTAATATCTAACTTCTTAACAAAATTTAGAAACGAATTTTTAAATACCTTACCTGAAAATTTAGCAAGTGGAATTGATAAACGAACATTAATTAAAAATGTTAAATCACTTTATAAGGCAAAAGGAACAAACAAAGGGCACGAAGTATTTTTTAGATTACTATTTGGTTTACCGTCAGAAACAATTTATCCCAGAGAACAGATGTTGCGTGTATCTGATGGACAATGGGATACTAAAACAATCTTACGTGCTATTTCTTCCGTAGGCAATCCACTTAGTTTGATTGGTAGAACAATTACAGGTTTATCATCAGGTGCTACTGCTATTGTAGAAAACATATTTAAGTTTCAAATAGGTGCTAATGAAGTTTCTGAATTTATTTTAAATAATGAAACAATTACTGGTACGTTTACTGTTGGTGAAGAAATTAGAGGAACTGCTAATGACAATGATGATACTTATATAAAGGCAAACATTACAGGTATTCCAGAAGCAGTTTCATTTACAAATGATGGTGCTCTCTACAGTGAAAACGAAAATATTGCTATTACTGCTGGCGGTGAAGGCGCTATTATTCAAGTAGATAATATTGGTCGTGGCGGATTAACAGATTTATATATTAGTAATTCAGGTTCTGGATATTCTATAGGAGATAATTTAATATTTAATAATTCAGGAACAACTGGTTCTGGTGCTGCTGGTTTTGTATCAATTGTTAATGGAGGATTTACTCCTGAAGATGGCACAGATTTACAAATTTTATTTGAAGATAATAGTGGTTCAGTTGTTTTAGAATCAGGTTCAGACGGTATTAATACAATTTTATTAGAAACAGATGAACCAGGCACAATTTTATTAGAAGATGGATTTAAGTTAGTTATGGAAGTAGGCGAAACACAAGAGTTTGCTAATCCTGAATACTTATTACAAGATACAGATTATTCATCTACTATAACCGATCATATCGTTTTAGAATCTGCTACACAAGTAGGTGATTCTTACATTGGTGATAAACTTGTACAAGAATCTGGAACAGGTTCAGGTGATATTACAGATGTTCATTTAACAAGTTCAGGAAATAATTATGATAAGTTACCTATTATAACAATTGATAATGATAGTGAATTAGGTTCATCAGGAAAAATTTTATGTTATGGTAATCAAATTGGTAGAATTATTAATTCTAAAATTATTGAATCAGGTGCTCAATATGAATTATCTCCTTCGCCAACATTATCTTTAAGAACAAAAATTATTGTAACTGGAGTTACAGGAGAATTTACATTAAATGGAACAGTAACAGGAGCAACATCCGACGGAACAGTTGTCACAGCTACAGTTGTATCTTTTGATAGTGATAGAGGACTTTTAACTTTATCTGATGCCTCAGGAACTTTTGGAAACAATACTACAATAACAGATGACTTATTATTAACTTCTGGAACTGTAAAAGCATTTGACCAAGCTACTGCTACAACAACTGTTGGTGCGATAGCAAATACATCAGGTGCTTATATTAACCAAGATGGACACGTTTCAGAAAATACAATGAAGATACAAGATAGTTTATACTATCAGGATTTCTCATATGTTATTAAAGTTGGTCAATCAATTAATATATGGAGAGATAGTTTCAAAAAAACAATTCACACTGGTGGTTTTTACGTTACAGGACAAGTTGATATTCAAACACGTGTACGTGCTGGTATTAAATTTCCAGTTGAAGGTATTATATCAGGTGTTGAAGAATCTCCAATCTTCGGTATACTTAATACTTTATTTGAAACAGTATTTGGAAGAAGATTAGGAACAGTTGATGACGGAACAACTTTACGTTCAAATTCTTATTTAGGTGTTGATCCTAATTTAGATGATTCTACAACAGAACATTTTGATAACACAACAAGAGATTTAACATTAACAAGAGTTTATAATATTTCCTTCCCAGCAATTGTTAAACAAACAGTTCGTGGTACAGAATATAACTTTGGATTTGCTTATGCTGGTCCACGTATGAAAACTTTAAACATTTACGACAATCCATTTGGATCAAATAATATGTTTAGTGGAACACACACAAATGCTAGAACAACTGCTTTTACGGCATCAGGACCTGGTACTGTAAAAATGATTACACCTATGAAAATGGTCAATTGGGCAAATCATACAATTATAGGAATGAATAATTCCTTGAACGGAACTGGTGTACAAATAGATGATTATGCTAATGATAATTTAAAAACATACATCACTTGGCCGACAGAAATTACAACAACATTACCTGGCTTTACTTTTGATAGAACAGGTACAACATTTGATAGTCAAGTATATACTTTTGATAAAACATATTAGCATTTAATGTATAAATATTAGAAAGTTTAGAGAGAATCGATGGCAAAACAAACAATTAATATTGGAACAGTCGCTGACGACGGTACAGGTAGTACGATACGTGCTGGTGGTGATTTAATTAATGATAACTTTAATGAAATCTATAGTAAAATAGGTGATGGTTCAGACTTATATAGTCTAACTTTTCCAAATGCTACAGATACTTTGGTTGGTAGAGCCACTACAGATACTCTTACAAATAAGACTTTAACATCTGCTATTGTTGCTACTAATTTAGATTTAAACGCAAGTGAATTAATATTAGACGCTGACGCTGATACATCAATTACGGCAGATACAGACGATCAAATAGATATTAAGATTGGTGGTAATGATAGAATTACTTTACAATCTGGTATAATTGACTTAAAAAATGATGGCTCAGAATCACACGTAAAATTGTATTGTGAAACATCAAACGCACATTATACACAAATTCAGGCATCTCCACACGCTAATTATGGTGGTGGAAGTGTTACAGTTGTAGTTCCAGCAGTAGCAGGTACACTTGCTTTAAGACCTACAACAACCACTGCTACAGGTGATGGTTCTACCGTTGCGTATACCTTAACTAATATAAATAATGATGTAGATAGTGTTATGGTATTTTTAAATGGGGTTCTACAACGACCAACCACAGATTATACAGTATCAGGAACAACACTAACATTTGGTACAGCACCTGTTGCTTCCGATGCGATTACAATTAAGGAGTTTTAATAGATGGCAAATACAATAAGAGAATCAAATATTTCAGATAATGCTGTAACGACAGCAAAAATTGCTGATAACGCTATTACTAGTGATAAGATTGCTGCAGGCGCTATTATTGCTTCTGATGTTGCTGATGGTTCGGTTACATTAGCAAAATTATCTGCTACAGGTACAAAAGACGCTACTACATTTTTACGAGGCGACAATACTTTTGCAACAATAAGTACAGACTTGGTTAACGATACAACTCCACAACTTGGTGGGGGTTTAGATTTAAATTCAAGTGATATTACTGGAACTGGAAATATAAACATAACAGGAAATATAACTGCAAGTGCAAACTTAGCTGGAACATTAACTACAGCTTCACAAACAAATATTACTGCTGTTGGAAATTTAACTAGCTTAAATGTGAATGGAACTTTACTTCCTTACAAAGCATATATTGCAGAGGCAACTTTAACTGATGGTGCTACAATATCTTGGAATATGTCAACTCAAGCTGTTGCAAAAGTAACATTAGGTGGAAACAGAACTTTAGCTGCTCCAACAAATGGAAGTACAGGACAATTTGCTTCTTTATTAATTATACAAGACGGAACTGGATCACGAACATTAACCTGGAACGCAGTATATGAATTTGCTACGGATACTGCACCAACACTAACAACAACTGCTAGTAAAGCTGATTTATTTACTTTTAGATACAACGGAACAAAATGGTTAGAAGTTGGAAGAAATTTAGCACTAACGGTATCATAATATGCACGCACTAGTTAAAGACAATCAAATAATTCAATTTTTTAATTTTCCAAAAGGATTTATCTTAGACGGTAATCAGTATTCTGCTGACATCTTTACGAAATGGTCTAAAACAGAAAAAGAAGCTATCGGAATTTATGAAGTAGAGTTTGACCACTCTAATAAAAAAGATGAAGCATACTACATCAATACAAACGAACAATTTAAGTTTGAGAATAATAAAGTCATATCTTATTTTGGTACTGCTACACCTAAAGCATTAGAAGATGTTAATGCAGTAGATGTAGATGGTCAAGCTATATTAGAAGATGGTGTTCAAGTAATTAATTATGGTTTAAAAACAGAAAAGAAAAGAATTATCAAACAACAAGCAAGTGGATTACTTGCACCAACCGATTGGTATGTAGTTAAAGCTAGTGAAGTTGAAGGTTATACTATTCCAACTAACATCTCTACTTTTAGAGCAGAAGTAAGAACTAAATCTAATGAAATGGAAAGTATGATTGATGCTTGTACTACTGTTGATGAACTAAAAGCATTATACGAATATACCGAACAACAAGACGAAACAATTACAAGACCATTACCTACATTTCCTAAAGAGGTAATCTAATGAGTTTAATACT